AAGCAAGTAGTAATAAGTTGGTTCCGAGCATCAGCAGCAGCGGTAGTTGCACTGTATGTAACTGGAATTACAGACCCTAAGCAACTAGGTGCAGCCGCACTAGCAGGACTTGCAGGCCCACTTCTTAAGTGGCTAGACCCATCTGCGACACAATTTGGTCGTGGAAGCGAGTAATTATATACCCCTAATAAGCCTTTAAAGGCCCTTTAGAGACACTAGAACCCCCAGACTTAGGCTTACCCCTGAGACTGGGGGTTTTTTCTGTTTGTCTGGAGTAATAACTCGGGCTTAATTAGGTAGCCACGGCTTTGGTTAGGTGGTATCTGACAGCTAATTGGATATCCTTCTATCTCTACTGCTAGGCGCAGTAGTTTGGTAGGCACCATGAGAACAGAGTCAGCTAATACAAATGCCCAGTACTCTGCTTTGGTTACTGATAGACCTGATGGTTGCCAACTATTAGTAGACACATACCAGCATTCTGTCTCTATATATAGATTGCCAGTGTTTATCCATTTGAAATCTGTTTTAACTTCTATTGTCTTACCACCAGTGAGCAGGGTGTCAACAAGGTTCTCTCCTTGCACACCATTGCGATAGTCTAAATCAAAATCTGAATTCTTAATTGCGTGTCTTCCTTTCCTGTACTGTACAGTACAGTATAATACCCTATGTTAGTAGGGGATTATACTGCTCTTAACTTTTTCCTGTCATCACCGGTAGTACCAGCCCAGTAACCTGCCACCCTGTACTTAACAGCATACTCTAAACAAGCAAGCTTAACAGAACATTCTCCACAAATTTTATTTAATATGTCAGTGTCATAGTCTTCACCTTTATTTACAAACCAAGACTCGGTATCTGTGTTAACACATCTAGCTTCTAACTTCCATTGTTCTTCTGCAGGGTCTATATAATTATTGTATTCTTCTATATGAAAGTGCCCCATTATCCGCCTGTCTTGTAGAAGCCACCTGTCTTAAAGATGGCTGGTATGGCAGACCATACCCTTGTCATACTGGTTTGGCAACATGTAGGTACAGACTCATCACCTATTTCTTTTGATACTTCCTGTTGACTTGAACATACATCACACTTATAATCATAGGTAGGCATTAATCACATCCGTCTATTTCAGTAGGAGCAGTGGCTAAGCTGCCACAAAGGGCACACTCCATATCCAGAAAGTACATAGATATAGTTTGTTCCTGAAACATTACTTTTAGATTCCATAACTGTGAGCCACAAGGACATACCTCTGTAGGTATGCCTCTGTAGTCAGCGTTATACTTCTTCTTGCTTCGTCTCTTGATTCTCATCTTGTATATCCTGGTCAAAGTAAGCACGCCAACCGCCTAAGTTTTGTACTATAGAAGCCAAGGCTCTCTCGACTTTCTTACGTGCACCATCTGCACTGCTAGTACCCATGTGTTCTGCTAGCTCAGACCACTCAGTCTGTTCATTCATGTAGCGAAGGCGCAGTATGTTTTGCTTAGCCTCTGGTAATCTGTAGTAACCCTTAGCTATATCAGAGCGTAAGGCAAGCCAGTTCATGCCATCATTTATTGCGCCATTGTTAAACTTAAGATTTAAATCTTTAATCTTGGTAGGCATCTCATAACTCTCTACAATAATTGAGGGCAAGAAAGCTTCAACGACTGACACATCATAGTAATACAAATCTGTTAGGTCATAGCCTTGATTCTTAGCTTTTTCTTTTTCACAATACTTAAGGCATTGATTACGTAATGACTTAGCCATAAGTTTGTTCTTATCTTTTTCCTCAAGAGCGTCCCACTCTTTAAACTTATTAGGGTGGGTAACAAACCAGAGATACATCTCCTGTTGCAGGTCATCTGCCTCAACCATAGGATATTTTTTCCTATACTCCGAGGCTATCTGTACCATCATGTCTTTATAGTCTAACCATTTATCAATGTTATATTTCATGGAAGCTTAATGTCCCCATCGATAATGGGTACGGTATAGGGAATTACCTTACGGTTCTTTTCTACTAAGATACCTATGCCCTGTTGCCAGTTAGCTACGCCAGATGTTAAGTAACTTGCCTGCTTCATGTCCATAAGGTGACCGACTTCCATACCATAGATAGTTTTATTCTTACCGTATAGTCCAGTAGTCTCATGCTGTAGTCCCAGTTTGTGCGTGTGTCCACACACAACACTCTTACCCAGCTTCTTAGCTAATGACATAGCTGTACTTCCAGGAGTTTGTATTGACCTGCCTTCATCACCGTGTGCCATTACCCAGCCTGGTAGAAGTTCTTTAAATTTGTGCAGGTATTGTATGTTTAAAGAATGATACCCCAGCAATTCTTCTATCTTGAGAGTATCAAGAGAGCCGAATGCCGGGGCATATTTTCTAATGTAAGTCTGTATTCTATCCGTATGATTAGACCTTTGAATAACAAACGGTTTATTTCTACCGAGTGCTGCTCTAAAGTCTGCCATTATGTTGTACGTTAAATCAATTGAATCTTGTAAGGTTGGTGCGTACTCACCAGCCATACCTTTATTCCAACGCGAAGGTTCGGGTGCGTCTAGCTCATCACCCACGCACCACAATTCGTGGGGCTTGTACCATTTGATGAACTTCATTACTGCATTGACACTCTTGTCGTCTTGATAAGGTATCTGCAGGTCGCTCAATACTACTATTCGGCGTTGATGTGTTGCCATTAGGCAAGCCTTCCCATTGTCCGTTTTGAACCAATAGTCCTATTATGGCATAGTTTGCTAGGTCCATGAAGGAATCAGCGATGGATTCGTAGTTCGGCGTGTCGCCACCCTTCTCGTAAAGGTTGTTAATCCTTGCAAGTTTGTCATACATTCGTACTCGTAGTCCATTGATAGGACCACCGGGTGCGTTAGAGATGTTGAGCGGACCGTAATCGTGCTGCTTCTTGAGTAGTAAATTCTTGAGGTCGGCGATGATGACATCTATATTATGCTCCATGTTTTCCATTAAGTAAATCCTCCATACTCAGCTCGAAGTTTCTCATACCTTCATGAACCATTAGTTCTTCCCATACCCTGTCGGCTTGACCCAATGGAGCGGCTACTAGTAGTGCTGCTAAACCTATTAGTAATTCTTGCGCTTGTTCTTTATCTTCCTTGTTAGCATGATAGATGTCATATAAGGCACCCAATATATCCAAAGCTTTATCTTCTGTTAGCTGTATACCAACTGACTTGTTCATGTGTTCAACATGACTCCATATACTTTCATCAAGAAGCAATACAATTTCTGACTCGTTCATCTATCCATTCCTTTCCTAGTTTAATGAACACGCTATTTACGTCTTCACCTTCTGGCATTGCGATAACATTTGCGTTAGGTAACTCTCTTGTTATCTTCTTGCCAAACTCTGCACCTGCTGTATCTCCATCGGTTAATATGATAACCATATCGAAGTCATCTAGTATGCGTGAGTAGTGTGGCTTCCAGTTGTTAGCACCTGGAATACCTACCGTAGGGTGATTAGTTTTAACTGACATCATGATGCAGTCAAACTCTCCTTCGGTTACACATATGTATTTAGATTGCACAAAGCATGCTGGTGTATTAAACATGGTTGTCTTTGCGCCTACCATTCCCATGTACTTAGGGTCTATATCTCCCATTGCACGGAAACGAATGTCAACTACACCGCTAGGTGTTATGTAAGGTATAGCTAATCTATTCTTAAAGCCCTCATGCCCAGGCATAGGGTCAACTACTACCCCTAGATGAAATGTTCGTGCCTCTTCTACCGAGAGATGTCGGGTTAGTAGATAGTCTTTTGCTACCTCTATTTGAGAAGCGTATTGTTGGGTTGCCCGAAGTAGAAATTGTCTGTGCGAATTCGATAGCCTCACTTAATGTACCGCCTCTCTTTTCTTTTATTAAATCATATATGTCTCCAGCAACACCGCAACCATGACATTTAAATTTGTTAAGTTCAAAGTTAATTGCAGATGATGCAGTTCTATCTTCATGAAAAGGACATCTCATCTTACGCCAGCCGTGCCCATCTGACGGCAGGCTGGCGCCTAGATAAGCTAAGTAATCACTTACCTTGTGCTTCTCTTCCATCAGTAACCTTTCTTAGTAAATCTATCCATACTTGAACGGGCATAGTGGCGTACCAATCGGATGGACTCCCCTTGCCTTTCCGCTTGTGTACCACTACACCTGTCCAAGCTTTATCATTAGCCATCTCGACTAATAATTCTTCTACCCACCCTGCCAAGTCCATCTTGGCGTGGTTTTTAATCTCTATTGTGACTCCAGGTATGCCAGATATATCGCCCTTATCTAGTGTTGCACCAGCTAAGCGACGGTCTACGTAAGGGAACCATTCTTTAAGATACTTTACTACATCACGTTCTGCTTGGCTACCCTTAGCCTTAGACGCTGAACTCATACTGGCATTTCTACTTGTTGATAATCTTTATATGTATCTTCTAAATACATAGAGCCTGGTTCAAAACTTAAGGTAACGTATGTGTTACCAGTTTGGTCAGCCTTACCATAACGATTCTTTACTGGTGCTACGCATAAGTATGTATCTTTACCTTCATGCATTAGCTGTTGACCAACTGTTAATACCATTGCAGGTATTTGATTAACCATACCTTGTAGAGATGAACGTGGTTGACATGGTCTACCCTCGTATCCTTCTTTAGTATGGTGCAGTACCAACACACATGCATTGGTATCCCTTGCTAAGTACTTAAGTTCTTTCATTGCTGCTCGCATACCAGAGAACTCTTCATGTCCATCCATAGAGATGTCCATTAAGTTATCAACAACTATAAGGGTAGGACTTCTACCCCACATAGTCTCGAATGCAGCAACCTCTTCATCTAAATCTTTAAGTGTAGGGCTAGGTTCAAATGACCAATACAAATGATTGTTGTTAGCAAGAATAGACTCAGCAGTATCTGGATTATGTTTTAATAGATTCTCCGCTTGCTGTTGAGTCATCTTGCCTGACATGGCAATCAATCGCATAGCCATGGTATGTGCATTAGTATCAGCTGAGAAATATAATGTTGGTTGTTTTAATCTTGCAGCTATATGTAATGCAATAGAACTCTTACCAGCACCAGGAGTGCCAGCAATTACCGTAACTTCCGCACGTCTAAGTATCATACCGGCACGTTCAAAGGCTTGAAAGGGAGCCGGTAAAGGCTCCCCTCCTACTTCTGATTTACGTACGCTACGTCGTAGTGTCTTCACTTATCCCACAATCTGTTTCTAGTTGTGTGCCACATTCTTCACATGTACTTGCTTCACATTCTATATCGGTATCATAATGTATATCACATTCGTCCCATATTATATGAGCATTACAACATTGAGATAGTTGTGGTGCCTCAGGGAAAGGTATTACTTCCCCCATTGCTACTTGATTCTATCGGCTAAGAATGTATTCCATTCTGGCTCATGCTTAAGTACATAGATAGTCTTGCATTTATCTAATGCACCTCTAGCAGATGGGCAGAAGTATCCCTTATAGATACCACCATCCTTGCTTGGGCCTTGGAGTGCAGTCATCTTACCGTGAGGACATGTGCGCCCCCCACCTAACGATTGCGTTGGAGGGGCTTGGTTAAAAGGTGGTATCTCCTGTGCATTGAACGCTTGTTTAGCGTATGCAATAGCATTTGGAGCTTGAGATGGCTTAGCTATAACTTCTAGTTCTGTTATAGCAGATTGAATACTTGCTAATGAGGTAGCAACTAATTGGTCTAGTTCCTCACCTGTGTTAGCACGTACTGTTAACTGCGTACCTGATGCAGTTCTTATGTTGATACTGATTGGTGCTTCCGTACTACTCATGCTTCTCCTTTGGTGTATACCATTGACATTGTGCAGTATATCCACACATTATGCAATGGTCGAAGTTAGGTAAAAATATACCAGACTTCCTTGCCTTATCAAACATATCTACCAACGTCTCGACCTTGCTGTCATCCAGACCAGCAAGGTCGTGCGGTGGAGATAATTCTCCCTTACGTGCCATCCAGTAGTAACCTTTGGTTATGTTTAAACCAAACTGTTTACGGATTCCATATGCATAGAAGGCTAACTGTAATGAACTATGCGGTGTAGTCTTACCTGTTTTTAAATCTACGATTACATATTCTTTATTGAAACTATCATAGAACACCCGGTCGATTGCCATCTTAACTGTCACACCATTAACTACCGGCGCTAGTTCTAATTCAATTGCCAATGTCCCGTCGTCCAGCTTAGCGATTGACATGTGGGTATTTTCTTCACGCCATTGCACCCAGTTCTCTAGGAATTTATATCCATTCGCATACCACCACTCTCCATCTTCTGGATTGCGTGACTTCATTGCAGCCATGCGCCAATTGGATGTGTCGCTTAAATTATATTCTTCTCTTTCGTCAGCAGTAGCCTGCCACCATGTGTTCCAATGTTCTAAGATACTCAAGGGTTCAACCTATCCCATTCTTCAGTCGCCTTATGTACGGCTGAACCTCCATAGAACCACCATGCTGGTAGCTCTGCAATTTTTTGTACTCTGCTTAAATAATATTTCCATCCACATGATAACCATTCAGTAAGTGATGAGTATGAAACGTGAATAGGTAAATCGTGGTCATCAATCTTAATCATTGGACTCCTTAGTAAGGGCTGAACTAGGAGAAAGTAGAGAAAGCCTAGCCCAGCCTATACATTATACACCATGGAAAGGACACTAGAAAATGAACTAAACTAGTGCCTTATTAGTGTACCACTAGAACGGGATAGCGTCCTGTTCTAGTTTTTTTGTGTGTCCTACCCGCCCATTCGGGTACCCACACTGACATAGTTCAGCAACGTTATCGCAATCAAAGCAAGAGCCACACCAGGTACATGTACCCATGCTCTCCCATAAATCAGCTACTGATACCCATGCGCTGCAATTAAAACATTCTTGTACTTCTAATTCATTATCTGGTTTGTCTTGTTTGATTGTATCT